CTTAGTGTAATATTATCAGTCGCACTCAATGAAGAGTTTGATTGAAACATTAAGCTCATGTCCATTGTTTCTGCATCTGCAAAATAACCTAACGCTGTAGTAGTCTCACCTACAGTTAATACGTTATCATCAACTCCACCAGTTAATGGTGCAGAGAAGTGCGCTACGTTAGTAAATGCATTACCTGTTGCTGATTCACCTGCATCTGTTAAAGCTGCAGCATGATTACCAACATAGATCCATTTAGATCCTGCATTGATTACATCTTTATAGTATAAAGTTGAACCATCAGATCCTTTAACATCACTTGCTTGTGACAAGTAAGTCCAAGATTCAAGAATACCAGCAATGGTTCCTGTAATTGATCCGTCTACGTCATAAACAAAAACGTGGATTTCATCATTAGAACCACCAACTGCGGCTGCTCCTGCTGATGTTCCTGGCGCGCCTTCAACGTGTGTTGATTGCCATGCTGTTAGTGTTTGTGTTGCTGTTGCAATAGATACTCCAACTGCATTACCCGTAACTCCAGGATAACGAGCTTGGGCCCAGTCTCCAGCTGCTGGTGATTGACCTTCGAAAACGGTTGAATTTTGTGTTAGGATACCAGTACCTGACGCCGTAGCGTTACGTGCTGATGTTCCTACAGCTCTGACAACTTTAAGTGCGCTGCCATAACTTAGAAATTGGGCGGCCGATAAAACACTCTCAAACGTGTTTGCGTCGGGCTTTCCAAACGTGTTAACCAATTCTGTTTCCGATGATACAGTAACTACCTCATTAACAGTTCCCCAAGCGAACGCTCCCGCCATGGCTCCTGCTGTTGATGATACTGACGGAACAACATTGGTCAAATCGATTTCTTTTACCTGTACTCCAGGCGAAACTAGATTAGCCATCTAAACTCCTTCATGTTATTAATAAGATTTTCATAATACGATTTTTCTCAATATACTTATTTATACGAATCATGGATTCCATGTTTCCCAGCCTTCTCCGAACGGATGCACTGAGTTTGAATCCACTGGCATGTTGCCAACTGGGATAACTTCATCCATCATTTGTGCAACCTTATCTTGATATAACATACGCTTCATATTAACATCTGTAGACTCTGCAAAAAATGGAGTGGATGTAAACCAACCAAACATAACCAAGTTCATCATAAGGTCATCGTATGAGTTATGATCAGCTTGATATGATGTTCCTTTAGCAACAAAGGTGCTCATCTCTCTTATGGTTTCTTCATCTTTTATTACTAATTTGTTTTGTTGCATAATGTCGCGAATATTAGAACAACCAATACGTTTGGTTTTCTTTGTCATGGTTACACCAATTGCATTCGCTTTAATCATACTCTCTACAAATACATTCTCGTATTCTAAATCATAGTACAAGCCATTACATACAACCTGACCCGCATCATTTGATTCAACCACTACATAACATTCGTTATAGTGTGTAGCATACTTATAGATCAGATCTGGGAACAATAATGGGCTTATCATGTTATCACGATATGTACATACTTGTATAAATGGATTTTGCGATACATCTATAATAGTAAACGTAGAATAGTCTTGACCTCTTCCTCGAGATACATCAACAAACATTTGGTAGGTATGACCTTCTTCAGGATGATCAAAGATTTTTACATTATTATAATACTCTATCGGGTTTGTTGCTCTTAACGCCAATAGCACATCAGCTGTGATTAATGTATTACCCGTGCCATGAAATGAGTTACCAAACTCTTGGTCAAACTGAAGCTGAGATGTATTCTCAACAGTCATTGCTTTCCATTTATCATCTCTTCCTGGAACGTCCCACCAGTCTACTCGGGTGGAATGAAATTCGTTTGTGCCCTGTAGTGCACCTTCGTATAACTTATGATACATATTACCTATACCATTGGCAGTAGATGTAATAATAATCTTAGATGTTTTACCGGATGAAATAACTGGATAGGTTGATGTATAGAATTCTGTGGCGTTATCAACAAATGCAAACTCATCGAGATACACTAAGTTAAGTGACATACCACGAATTGAACTTGAAGATGTAGCGGCGGCAATGATCCTACTATTGTTTGAAAAACCAATAGAACCTTTGTTTAGTGCGGTACATCCTGGCTGTAAAAAGAACGGTAGATTTTCTAACATCAGAGTAATACGCGCAAGCATTTCTCTTGCGATAGCATTCTTGTTCGCTAGAATACCTACTGTTTGTTCACCCTTGAATATAACATACCACAATAGATAAGCTACAACAGCAATTGATTTGCCACTCTGCCGACATGCCAGAACAATATTAAATCTATTTTCTTCAAAAGAAGTAAACATTTCCTCTTGATACGGATATAGTTTAAACGGTATTAAGCCTTTATCCAAATGGATTACCTTACAATATTTCTTTGCAAAGTATTGAGGTGAATCCAAACACTTCTTGTATTCGACCAGTTCCTTCTTGGTCCACGGATGCTCTACATCAGCTCCCCTTACATTAGGGTTGCCGAGGTAATTAGTTTCTCTATTCATCTTTAAATAAATCCGGCTCTACTTCAATCACTGCTTCATCACGTAACATTTTCTGTAGTTCAGCTGTAGAACCAATAAATACGTTATTGTTAGTTGTTCCACCAGCAAGCGCAGGGACATCAGCCTCTACCTTATCAACTTCTTTTTTTGTCTTGTGGAGTTTAAGAATCTTTTCGCCTATCTCGGCGTTTTGTTTGATCAACTGACCAAGAACCTCGAATGCTCTTGGGTGTTCTGATTCACGGGCAAGTTCTAACATCAGCTCAATCGCCTCGTCGCCTTGTCCCGCTAAATCAAATAAATCTCTTCGGACTCTTTCGTAGTCCGCATCAATTTTACTCGTGCCAGTCAATCCCTTCTGGTTCGTCGCCATGTTCATGATCATCGTCGTGTTCCTGTGGGTTTTCATAATATGTATTCCATAATTCTACTACACCAAACTTAGTTCGGCTCTCATCTTTATTGCCACCTAAATAAGGGATAGCAAATTTTTCATCCATTAAGACCTGGTTAGCATCTTTACCGTTAACCATAATCGTGCCAAGTACTCTACCAAACTTTCCTTTCTTCATTTCTTCTGTGTGTAAAACAAAGTGACCATCTGTTTCTGCCAACAATTCTATCAATCTATGCTTAGCTGCTAGTCCCCAAGATTTCTCTTGTAGGTTTCTTGTTCTACTCTCAGGTGTATCTATACCCATTAAACGGATGCGATCTCTCATGATCGTATTAAATCCTAAATGAATATCTGCGTCGATAGTATCTCCATCAACAACTTTTACTAATTGTGCTTGAAATTCATGCGCCATTGTATTCTCCTATACATCAGTATCAAAAAAGTTAATCGTTTCGGTGTATGGCGCCGCTGTGGTACCATCTACCGATTGTGTCTCAAACTTATGAGTTGTAGGATCAACGTTCTCTGAATAATCAACATCTGTATACAGAATTTGTTTGCTCTTACCTAAACCTCTATAATAACGAATACGCGTTGAGAAAGATAATGTATAAATTATAGCTCTCCTCGTGATTAAATCACCCTCATAATCATCATTTAAGGTAACACTCTCTAAAATTATAGGAGTGTCGGTGGTAATATCCATTGCTGGAATATCTTTTATTGTTACGGTGTATTCAGGCTGGAACATCGGAAGGATCTGTTCTAACATCTGCAGACCTTCATCTTGTGTTGAAGCAAGAATATTTAATTCGAATCCAACTTTATATACAGCTGGAGCACCTAACTTATTTAATTGTAAGGAATCACCTACAATAGCTTTTGTATAATTCTTATGTTTTGATACACGAGCATTAGAATCGTATTCCATAGATGATATTTCAAATGACATACGAGGCAACTTCATAGCCATCTTAGGATCACTTGTTTGTTCAGTTAAACGAGCAAGCACTTTAGTTCTTGGTGCATAACCAAGAGGTACTTTAATTTTTTGTATGATTTTACCGGCTGAATCTTTCTTAACAACTTCCATGTCATTAAAAATACTGCCGAATACAGATACCATCCGCCTTGTGCTTTCGTT